CACCGCGCGGAGCGTGCCGTCGGCGATGCGCTGCCAGACCGGCTCGACGTCCGCCGCGGAGGAGAACTGCAGCGTGGCGTAGCCCCGGCCGCGCTCGAGGCGGGCGGCGGTGACGCGGCCCAGCACGTCGCGCGCACCGCCGCGGCGATGGGTGTCGAGCACCGGAGCGCGGCCGGAGCGCAGCGCCTCCATGCGCACCGCGTTCGGCGACATCTCCAGCTCCTCGGTGATCAGGCCAAGGGCGGGGACGAAGTTCTTCGCGCGGGCGCCGGTCGACCACACCACCTCGACGGTGCGGGCGGCGCGATCGACGGTGGCCGGTGCCGTGATGGCGCGCTGTGCCACCAGGGGAGCGTCAGCTGCGGTCGGCGCAGCCGGGTTCGCCGACGCGGGGTCGCCCCCGCCCGGTCCGGTGGTCTCGCCCATTGGTCGGTCAGTCCTGCTGCTGCGGATCCTGGCGCGGCGGCGCCGCGGCGCCGGTGGCGGCGATCTCCACCGCGGCCAGCTGCGCCGCGTCCTGCGCCGCGCCGGACTTCGCGACCCGGCGTGGGTCGGTGTCGAGCGCGAGGCCGGCCTCGTCGAGCAGCGCGTTGGCCTCGCGGATCATCTCCACCGCGGCGCGGAAGTCGTAGCCGAAGGCCCCGGCCGCCTCCGGCTGCGGCACGAAGCCGGCGCGCACCTGGGCGATCAGCGCCGTAGTGTCCTTCAGCGGGTCGATCATCTCGTGCGCGGGCGGGACATGGCTGACGCCGTCCGGCACCTCGGCGCCCCACAGCCCGAGCAGCGCGCCCTGCCGGTGGAAGCGCTCGGCGATGGGCCGCACCAGCATCGGGATGAGCATGCCGTACTGCACCTGCTCGCAGAGGCGGCGGAACTCGATCTTGCCGGCGCGCAGCGAGGAGTAGTTCGCCTGGGTCAGGTCGCCGGAGACCTGGTCGTAGGTCAGGCCGGCGCCCACCGCCGCCGCCTCCAACGCCCTGCGGGCGAAGGCCGCGTGCGACCCGCCCCCCGAGGGATTCACCACCTCCACGCTGCCCATGCCGCGGCGGTAGAGGATCATCCCCGGCTCGAAGCTCTCGACCGCCCGGCCCTGGGCGTCGCGGAGCAGGCCGGCGGCGGCGCCGGTCAGCGCCTCGTCACCCTCCTCGGTGACCACCGCCGCCAGGCACGCCTCGATCTTGGCCTTCATCAGCAGCGCGGCCTCGTAGTCGCCGAGGTCGCGCAGCCGCAGCAGCACCGGGGCGAGCCAGGAGACGTCGCGCAGCTGGCCCGGGCGGCGCTTGCGGTAGATGTGCAGCACGTCGCCCGCCGGGATGCGCTGGCTGCTCTGCCAGGTGGCCCCGTGGAGGATCCCGGCGGCGCCGGGATGCACGCGGTGCAGCCAGTAGCCGATCGGCGCACCGGCGTCGCCGAGGGCGATGCCCTGGATGGTCGGCGCGCCCTCCACCATGCCGTTGCGCGCGGTGTCCAGATGGTCTGCCTCCAGCACCTGCAGCCGGAGGCCGATCGGGTTGGCCGGCGACGGCGGCGCCAGCAGGAAGCGCACGAAGCACTCGCCGCTCTCGACCACCGCCCGCATCACCAGCGCCTGCAGGCCGTAGAGGTCGAGCCGGCCCTCGGCATCGCAGGCGGTGCTCTCGGCCCAGCGGCGCCAGGCATCGGCGTGACGCTGATCCGGCCAGCGGGTGGTGATGCCGGCGCCGACCGCGTTGCCGGTCCAGAGATCGACGATGCGGCTGGCATAGGGATCGTTGCGCACGGCATCGCGCGCGCGGCGCGCTACCGTCGCCGCCGCCGTGCCGATCTCGGCATTGGCGCTGCCGCCGGAGGGCGCCCAGGCGGAGGCGCGCCCATCCTGCGCCGCGGCGTAGCCGCGGAAGGCCCGCCAGGCTCGGATCATCCGCTCGATCACGCGCCACCCCCGCGCGCGAAGCTGGCGAGCGTGACCGAGGGCCGCCGCGCGGCACCGTTTTCGGCGCCATGCAGCACCGCGAGCGCCCGCCCGAGTTCGTCGAGGCTGCGGTACTCCACGGTGCGCCCCTCGAAGCTCACCCGCGTGGTGCCGCCGGTGTAGGCGGCCGCGAGGGCGGCCGCACGGCTGCCCGCCGGCTGCGCCAGCGCCCAGGCGAGGACGGCGGGATCCATCACGCGGCCCGGAGCGTCGGCAGCGGCGCCGCCGCGTTGACCAGGTAGGACAGCCCGCTCGGCGGGTTCGGCATGATCGGCACGCCGGCCTGGTGCGCCAGCGGCGCGAAGAACCCGTTCTCGCTCCCCGTCGTGCCCCCGCCGGCGCCGCCGTCCGCCGCGGCCGAGCCGAGCAGCAGGGTGTTGCCGCCGCTGAAGGCCTGGGTGCTGGTGCCGCGCACCGAGGGCGTGCCCGAGAAGCACAGCAGCAGCCACCAGACCCCGGCGGAGATCCAGCGCGGCTGCGCGAAGGGGCAGAGCGCCGCGCCGGTGGTGGTCTCGGCGTCGGCCAGCGGCTCCTCGATCACCGCCCCCGGCCGGCCGGCGCCGTTGTCGGCGGCGAGCGCCATGCGGAGGAGGCCGGCGGCGCCGGTGGTCACGCCCACCGCCATGGCCGAGAACAGCCCGGGCCGGGCGAGGACGTAGGGCACGCAGTACAGCCGGTTCGCCGCCATCGCCACCGCGCCGCCCACCGCGCGCGCGTGCTGCGAGGCGTAGAACCGGCCCGGGACGTAGGGCAGCATCGCCGGCGCGGGCGGCAGGTGGTGCTGGAACAGAGCGGTCATGCGAGCGGCCGGATGCCGAGGGTGAGCAGGCGCTCCGCCGCCTGGTCCACCGGCGCCGCGGCAAGGCCGGAGCGCAGCCGCAGCCACCGCCAGCCGAGCAGCAGGGTGGGCGGCAGGGTGAGCGCCCGGCCGCCGGCGACGGTCAGCACCACCTCGTTGCCGAGGTGGTCGTGGAGGTCCGCCCAGGCCGCGGGCTCGCCCTCGTCGAGCGAGCCCTGGACGGTGAGCGGGGCGTCGGTCCAGGCGGCGGGGAGCAGCAGCAGGCAGACGCCGTAGCCGACGCTGGCGACCGGCGCGCTCAGCGCCTGGCCGGCGGCGATGCTGGTGCGCACCGGGACGATGGTGGTCATCAAGGTCTCCAGGGTCAGCGCAGCCAGCCGCCGCGCGGCGCGAGCCAGCCACGCGGGCGATGGGTCTCGGGCACTTGCGGCGCCGGCGGCGGCGATTGAGAAGCGACGTTCCCAGCAGCGGGAAGCTCGCTCGGCCGCAGCGAGGCATTGGCGATTTGGTCCCGCAGCTGCTGCCAGAAGCGCTCGCCGTAGCGGTCGGCACCGAGCAGCCAGAGTGCCGCGCGCGCCAGCACCGCGCAGTCCAGCGCTTCATTTCGTTCCCTGAGCTTCGCCCATTCCTGCCGGGCGAAGCCGCGGCGGTCCTTCACCGTGCGCAGCTGCTCGGCGACGAGCTGCTTCACCCACTCCGCCTCGATCGCCCGCGGCAGGTGCACCCAGCCGGGCGGGAACTCTGCGGCATCGCCGCGCCCGAGCCAGAGCCGGCGGTAGAGGTCGGCCTTCCAGGTGGAGACCGACACCGTCCACAGCTTCAGGCCGCGGCGGAGCTTGCGGCCATCGACCAGCGCATCGACCGGCGTCGGGCCCTGCACCGGCTGCGCCCGGTTCCAGCCGTCCACGCCCTTGGTCGGCGCGATGCGCGAATCCCGCAGCCGGCGGAGATGGCCATAGACCGCCGCCGTGTCCCGCCCGCCGGTGTCGACGCAGAGCCGGGCGATCTGCATCGTCCCGCCACCAGACCGGGGCCAGTCGCGCGCCAGCAGCTTCGCCAGCGCGTCCCACGGTTCCCGCTCGCGCGGGCTGCCGGGGATCACAACGTGGTCCACCAGCCAGGAGGAGAAGCCCTCGGCCCAGCCCCAGACGTCGCATTCCAGGCGGTCGTCCTGCACGTCGATGCCAGCGGTCAGCACCAGCGCGCCCGGCGGGACGATGCCCATCCGGAAGTCCTCACGCCGCTCGACGAGGCGTTCCCAGTCCGGCGCCTCGCCCTGCTCCTGCCAGGTCTCGCCGAGCACGGTGTTCTTGAAGGTCTTCAGGTCCTCCGGCTTGCCCTGCGCCGCCTCCCAGTCGCGGGCGATCTGCTCCCAGGACAGCCAGCCGACCGGCGAGTAGAGCGCCGAGATGTGGAAGCCGACCGTGTGCGGATCCTGCGCCTCCGCCGTGGCCCGCCACTGGCCGCCGGCCAGCATGGCGGTCTTGTGGTGCTCCTCGATCGGCTCGTCGCAGCTCTCGCAGTGGTAGCGGACCGAGCGCGGGTCGCCCTTCTCCCAGCGCAGCCGCTCGAACTTCAGCCATTGCATCTCGCCGCAGTGCGGGCACGGCACGAAGTAGCGGCGCTGGTCGGAGGCGGCATATTCCCGCTCGATCCGGCTGCGCCCGGCGATGGTCGGCGTCGAGACCAGGAAGGCCTTGCGCCGCCAGCCGAAGGTGCGCGCCCGCGCCTCGGCCAGCGCGATCGGGTCGCCCTCGCCCTCGACGTCGCCGGGATAGGCGTCGATCTCGTCTAGGAACAGGAACCGCGCCGTCATCGAGCGCAGCCCGACCGCGCTGTTGGCGCCGGTCAGCACCAGGATGCCGCCGGGGAATTCCTTCGACAGCAGCGTGTTGCCGGAATCGCGGGCGCGGGCCGGGGCGACCCGCTCCTTGAGCGCCGGGGTCTCCTCCAGCAGCGGGTCGATGCGCTGGCGCGAGAAGCGCTTGGCCAACTCGACGGTGGGCTGCACCGCCAGCGCCGGGGCCGGCACGTGGTGCAGGATGTAGCCGAGCCAGCAGTTGCCGCTCTCGGTGGCGCCGACCTGGGCGCCCTTCATGAACACGACGCGCCGGGCCGGGTGCACCGCCGACAGCGCGTCCATCACCTCCCGCAGGTAGGGCGTGCGCGAGGTGCGCCAGGGCCCCGGCTCGGAGGAGGCGCGGCTGCCGAGGATGCGGTGCCGCTCCGCCCACTGCGAGACGGTGAGCTGCGGCGGCGGGCGGAGCATCGCGCCCATCCGCCGGCGCACATGCTCACGCGCCCGGCTGCCGAGCTCCGCCGAGGCCTGCGGGGTCGAAGCGATCGGCGGCCTCCGAGAGCAGGTCGGTGACGTGCTGCTGCAGGATGGTCTGCAGCAGATGCGGGTCGACGCCGAGCTCGGCGGCGATCAGGCCCGAGACCCGGGCCGGCCAGTTCAGCAGCGCGTCGCGCATCGCGCCGGCGATCTCGTCGATCGTGGCGTTGGCCTCGGCGACGTCGAGCAGCCGGCGCTTGTTCTCATCGAGCGCAAGGCGCTGCGCCTCCACCTTCAGCGCGAGCTGCGCGACCTTCAGCCGGGCGTACGGCGTGTCGCCGCCGGCCGCGCCCCCGCCGCCATTCGCGAGCGGCGAGCGCACGGGGTCCGCGGTCTCGACCAGGCGGCGGCGGGTCTTGTCGATGTCCCAGCTTCCGTCCGGCTCGCGGCCGATCCGCCCCGTCGCCTCGGCCTTGCGCAGCGCCGTCTCGGTGATGCCGATGCGGCGGGCGGCTTCACGGGTGGACGGGGTCAGTT